CTATAATGCAATTTCTGGGCCCATTTTTAATGAGCTCATGAGGCGTTTGGATCATTGCTTTGAAGGCATGAGTGGCCCATATAGGTATCATTGTGCATATCGCAAGACTCCTGATCAATATGTGAAGTATGTTGACACTAAGGGGTCGAATAAGGATTACTGGCTCGAGGCTGATTTTTCTAGTAATGACAAGTTTCAATGCAGTGACGTGCAACTGCTTGAGGTTGCCCTAATGCGTGTTTTGGGTTGTCCTGAATGGTTTGTTAGGCTTCATCTGAAGTCTAATTGCTTTTCAGTGCGCAGCCCTAAACATGGCATCAAGGCGAATCTTAAGTATCAATTACCAACTGGTGCTACTGATACCACTTTCAGGAACACCTTTTGGAATGCATGTATATTGCATTCATTCAATACTAGGATGTCTGTTCAGTCTTGCGTGGCCATACTTTTGGGTGATGACATGCTCGCCAGAATCAGAGGTGATGTGGCGTACAGCTGTAAAGTTTATACTTCCATTGCGGGTGAAGCCCAAATGGAAGCCCAAGTTGTGCGTCATTCTCATCTTTGGACTGCCACATTCCTTAGCAGGTTTTTTATTCCTCACTACGATAGTAAGCACTTAACGGTCCCCATTTTGGGTAAGGCTATTGGGAGGTTTAACATGCGTGCTAATAAGAATCAGGCAGTTAGTGACCACTTATACATGGCGTGTAAGTCAGTTGGTTATGCCTATGAGTTCCGCTATTTGCCGCTTATTAGGGACATTTTTCTAGAAAGGTTTAAGTACGAGTTCCCTCTTTCCCGTGACAAGTTATTAAAGGGGGATCATGATGTTGAGGTTTCCTGGAATGCAAAAGCTGCTGGAATCACACTTCGCAACATTACTTCGAAGATTTCGGTCTCGGAAGTGTTGTGTGAGTATGATTTCAATGCCTTTTGTTTAGAGAGGTATTCTTTGACTGCCGCTGACGTGCTTGACCTATTTAGGGAAGTTGTCCTTAGTGATCAGCTTATTGACATTGAGGGGGTTGTGGTTCAGAAACTTTCTAGAGATTTTCTCTAGGCGGTTGTCGCGTTACCTGGATGGGTAGTGGGCAATCGTGTTTTCGAACCGTAATCCCGTCATATGCTTCAT